TATATTATGAAAACTTGCTACTTTTGTTACAGCGTTATCAACCTTTTGTATAATATTTCCAGTTTCTTTTTCTACTATTTTGAAAAAGTCTGTAATTGCTTCTTTCATTAATGGAGTTAATCCATTAAAGGATTTAGAATCGATTAAAAGATTTTCTTTTACGATACTACTGATCTGCATTATCATCAGCTCCAACAGATAAATCAAGTTCGGCATTACCATCTAAACCATCTCTAGTAACGACTTCGCCAGCTTGAGTAAAAGTTCCAACATCAGCAACATGAGGTTTTGGGTCACTATGCGGTTCAGCTTCTATTCCATTAAATAAACTACTTGCGATTTCTTTTCTATGATTGTCTAAAGAGTCTCCTACTTTAGCTCGTAATGCATCTTTGAATGCATCTCCAGCTGAAGCATTATCACCAGCTTGAATTTTATCTATAAAGTTTTTTACTTCATCACTCATTTGTTTCTCCTATATTTTCATCATTGTTTGATACTTGAGCCATTGGGTCTTGGATAATACCAGTTTTAATTTCTGTTTTAATTTGTTTATCCATAGTTTCAATTTCTCTATCATTTTGTTTTAATACATTTTTTCTAATATATTCTACTGAGAAAAACTTACCTACGTAATCTCTCATCTCATTTGCTAAGGCTAATCTTTCTCTTAACAATTCAGTCTGTTTCAATTCTGCGAAATGACCATCTTGTAGAAAATCATATTGTAATGTATCTCTAATTGTATACCAATCTGTTTCAGCGATAATACCTTTTAAGACTAATTGTGTTCTTAAAATATCATTGAACAGTTCAGTAAATTTCTTTCTTAATCTTTGTACAAACTTCGTAAATTTCAATTCATCTCTTGTAATTTCTGAAGCTCTACCTAGATTAAAACCCGAAGATGATTCTAAACGACTTACAGGAACATTTAGAGAACGATATAATTTTGCTCTAAAATATTCTACGTCAGTTATCTCACCTAAGTTTTGACCACCCGGTAATGTAGTAATATCTGTACCACGACCACCTTCTCTACTTGGTAACCAGAAGTCTTCCAACATTGACATATAGTTTCTATCATCTCTGATCTCACCTGTGTTTGCGTCATAAACTAACTTGTTTCTATAACGAGCCATAACATCTCTTAAATATTGTTCAGCTTTTACTTTCGGTAAGTTACCTACATCAATCTTAAATATTCTTCTTTCAGGTGCTCTAGCTATACGATAGATAACCACAGCATCTTCAATCATTCTTAATTGATTAACTGGTTTGATCGCCTTATGTAAATAAGACAACACCATGTTTTTGTTTTGGTCAATTAATCCTGATGGACAGAAAGCTATTGTATCAGGTGCAATCTTCATACCACTTTGACCGGTAGTACCAGATAGACCTCTTTCATTAAATAAAAAATATTCAACAAATTCATCTACAACAGCAAGACTATTCAACGCTGATGGACTAGGTACATCAGGTCTTTTCTTTCTTACTTCTCTAATCTTTTTGATTTTACGTGGATCAAGGTATTTTAATTCGGTGATACCTTTTTTAGGACTTTCTCTATCAATAACTTTTTGATAGAAAATTCTTCCGTCAACGTACCATCTTCTAAAAATATCATGTCCCTTTGTATTGAAGTTTAATAATCTTAAAACTTCTTGGAACTCGTCTTCTATTTTTCTTCTTATATCTTTTCCATAAGGTAAATCTATTAGATTAACTCTTACAGCATCTTTCAACTCATTAGCCACGATAGCTTCATTAACAATATCTTCTATTGCCATGTCACACTCGGGGTGTATTGCGATTTCTCTATATCTACGAATTAAGTCCTGCTCTGTTTTAGCAGTACCTTCCATATCCAAGTACGAACCAAAGTGACCACCAGCGGAAACAGTTTGTGTACCGTCATCTGCTTGTGCAGTCGCAAAACTTTGTTTTGGATCAGCTTGTTTCTTTAATCGTGTTATCGAGAAGCCAAATAATTCAGCCATAATATTCTCCTGTTATACTACTACTTATACAAGTTTTGAAAGGGGGTTTTTACGCCCCCCTTAAAACTATTAAGTAGTTGTATTAGTTTCAAAGTATTGGTACTCAAACGTAACTTCAAATTGTTCAATCGCAGTTTGTTCGTCATAGTCTAAACTGATTGCTCCTATTGAAGTTGGGAAAGCACCTCTCAATGTGTATGATTTAATCGTATTACCGTTTCTGTCAAGATGGTCTAAAAACGCATCCACTTGGTAGTCAACAGGATTTGTTAATCCTTCATTATCAGTCATATTATTGATACCATTCTGCCATCTTTCGAAAGCATTTCTTAACTTAAAGTTAGTATCATTGTATGCTGTAACCGACCAACTAGGGATAGTTCTGTCTCCAGCTATTTTAACAGCTCTTCCTCTAAAGGGAACAGGAATAGTTCCTACTTCCATAGATGGAATTGATGTTGCCCGACATAAAAACGCCAGTTCTTCTATTTCTCCACCAACTTGTGCGTAACCAGGGAAAGGCATTGTTACCTTAAACTGATTGGCTCTAGCGCCACCGCCAGCAAGTTTAGCTTTGAAGTCATTTATATTTGCCATGATTTTATTTCTCCTTCTCTACTATTAACCTGCGACTTCATCAAATGAAACGCCAGTTCTTGTTGCGATAAATGATAGTGTTATAAAGTTGATTGATCTTGTTGGTTTAACAAAGATTTCAGCTATAAACTCATTTCTATCAATGACCTCGCCTGTGTTGTTAGTTTCATCACATACTACTAAAAAGTCTGTGATACCTCTTCTGCCTTGAACTTCACGTAAGAATGGTTCGACAATATTTCTAAAGTTCGCTCTTGTGAATTCATCATTGAACTCAAACAATTGGAATTTAGAAGCAGTTGCGATAGCCTTTTCTAAAACAATGAAAAGTCTTCTTACATTGATTCTATCAAACGCAGATGGTGATGATAATCCAGTTTTGTCACCAAATAAGACTGTACCTTGTCCTGGGAAAGAAGCAACGGGGTTGACTCTCTTAGGATAAAGTTCATCTCTTTGTGATTTAGTTGGATTGTATGCTAGTTTAACAGCACCTCTGATAATACCTCTGTTGAAACCAGCAGGTGAGTACCAAGAGTCTGCAACTAAATCAGTTCTAGCAGCTAGACCAGCTGTATCACCGTTTAGTGGAACATATCTATATACATCATTGTATCTGTCGTATGCATATTTGTAACCACTATCGAATAGAACATAACTTGATGATCTAATCAAATCAAAGAAACCGATAACGTTAGTTGTCTGAGTATTTGAGTTTGTGATATTAACTACATCTGATCTTTGTGGAGAAGCAAACACGATTGCATCTTTTCTATTTTCTGCAATAGTAATAAGATTATCAACGTGAGTTGTACTTCCACTTGGACCTGCAATAATTAAACCAACATCAACTGTTTCAGCATCAGCAAACTTTGTATATGCTGTCTGTAGTTCACCATCAGTTACAGTAGATCCTGCAGTACCACCCGTAAGTGATTCTAGCACTGGATCAGTTACAGCAGTGAAAGTAATTCCTGTTGCTGCACTTCCCCAATTGGTTCCACCTGTGTTGTGGTCCATCCAGTAGATGTAGTTAGATTTATTTTTGATTACTGTTGGGTAGTAATTGGTATCTCCTTGAGGTGTCTTAGCGTCAGACGCTTTAGACATTTTAGAAAATACTTCAAGTACTTCTCCTGGAGTTCCTGAAATAGCACCGTCTTCGTCAACGACTACAACGTGTATTTCATCACCAGAACCTGATCTCTCAGATGTCCATGGTGAAGTTCCTGGAGCGCCATCAACAGCGTCATAATATCTCCATTTTCTTTTTATATGTGCGTTGTCAGTAATAACTCTTTTTAATCCACCCGATCCTCTTGGGTGTTGAACGATTGTTAAAGCGTTAGTATTAATTGCTGTTACTCTGTATTGTTCGCCATCATCAAAATCTGATGTAGAAGCTGTAGTAGAAAATGAAACAATGTCTCCGACATTGAATGCACCGCCTAAATCAGTTTCAATAGTTGTGTCTCCTACTGCTACTGAAGTATCGTCAACTAATGTTGCTGATATTTCTTCAAAAGCTTGACCTGATGGACAAGTTGAAACTAATAAACTATTTCCCCATGTTCCAGCTGATCTTGCTGCGAATGTTCCTATAGAACCTTGTCCCGTAGAATAATTGTTTTCATAAGCGTCATCATTACTTACTAGAAGTCCTGTTCCACTTGATGTTGCGTTTAATAATGATGTATTGGTTGCCCGTACTACTCTTAATGCGTTAGAGTATTGTAAGAAGTTAGCTGCGCTGAAAAAGTACTCAAAATTTGTTGAGTCGGGTTTTCCAAACGTATCTACTAATTCTTGTTCACTAGAAATTGATACGATTTCGTCAACTGGACCTTTTGCGAATTGTCCCGCAAATGCTCCGATTGATGTAGAGACCGCAGGAATTACTCTGCTTATATCTTTTTCTTGTACGAGAACACCTGGTGATACTTGAAATGCCATAGGGTATTTCTCCTGTTTAATTAGTTATTATATTTTTTAATTTCATCAAAAATCGTAAGTTTTCTTACGCCCATATTCAAACTTTATCAGTTGTAGATATTTATAATAACAAAAAAGTGTAGTTTATTGACCCTTTCTTACGACAGGATACCATCGTGTTCCATACTCGTCAATCGTATCTTCATTTTCGGGTGTATTGATACCATCATCTACAAACCCAAAAGGTGCCATATCTTGTTCTATTAATTTTTGATTCTCTACATACATTTGATTACGTATATTTGAATCCGACAATTCTTTGAAATAGGGTTGATTAGAGAGCCAGCCAAATATAACTAAACACATAACCAAGTCATCATTTTGTCCTTCTTCAGCCTGCCAAGATGACCCTTTACGGGAAAAAGTTGACATTTCTTCAATAACATTGAAGTCATTGATTACAAGTTTATCACCCTCCACAAGCGTCTTAAAATTCGCACAACCAATCTTTTTTATCTGTTTTGTCATACGTATACCTAATGATGTACCACGACCTGAGAACATTGCGCCAAGTATTTGTCCAGCTCGACCCTTTTGTGTCGTCATCAATACGTTAGGATATTCTAACTCATAGTGTAATGCATCTGAAATTTGTTGACCTAAGTCATTGACTTCAACAAGGATATGAGCCTCATTGTATCCTTTACAAGCTTGTTCTACAATGTTTGGAAATACATAGGGTTTAATTTCATTATTCTTATACGTACACACAACTCTATAAGGTACTTGTTGAACATCTATAATTGTAAACGCTGAATAATCTCTACCAGTCCCTCGTGCCACGTCAACTGTACATACATAGAGTCCATCCTTCTTAGGTTTTTCAAACATATTTAATCCACCTTTAGATTGTAATGGTGTCATGTATGGTGTAGCTTTAATCTTTGGTCCTGATATTAAAGTATCAACTGAACCTAAAAAGTCACATTCAAATTCTTGTTGGAATTGCTCTTGACTAGTGTTTCTTATTGTTTCTTCTTTCCACTTTTGATCTCGACCAGGAACTTCTGACCAATGTACTTCAATAGGTATATAATCATTTCGTTTATTTTCTGCGTCTGTCCATAGTTTGTAAAACTGATTCATACCCATAGGTGTAGATACAATAATCATTTTTGTTTTATTACCAGATGAAATTGTAGGATAAACTGAACTAAAGAATTGCTGAGCGATATTCGCTGGTACGAATGCAAACTCATCAAGGAATATAATATTATATGAACCTCCCCGAATGGCACTTGAAGATGTGGCAGCGGCGACAATGGTTGATTTGTTTTCTAATTCAATATTACCTTTGTTCCAATTGATTACACCTTGTTGCATCCATTTAGGTAAATTTTCATAAGCAAGTTGTAGTCTTCCTAAGATATCTCTTGCAGTAGATGATTTGTTAGCAAGTAGTGCGATATTAGAATTAGGATTAAACAAAGCATAATGTAATAGATAAGAAATTGTAGTAGTTGATTTACCAGACTGTCTGGGTAGTTTACAAATTGTAAATCTATTATTGTGGATTGTTCTTACAATTTTTTTTTGAAATTCATACATCGCAAAAGGAATTAAACCTTTATCAAGCGATACAATTTGAACATAGTTTACCATAAAGTAAATAGGATCATCAGCACATTTTTGATATTCTACTATTTGCTCTTGTGTAAACTCAACAGGAGTGTTTATCTTTTTAAGATTTGGATTACCAAGATAGGCATCATTATTACTCATTTTTAGGTGTGATGTCTTTAGTTTCAGTATTTATATTTTTCTTTAACATCTTTTGTAGTTCAGCAGTAGACCCCACAAACAAAGCATTCTTAATAGTGTTATTTGCTGTTTTGGGTAAATCTTTTAATGCTTTAAGTTTTTTTTGTAAGTCTTGTAGTTTATCTACAGTATCGCCAACTTGTCCAATTAATTGACCAGCAACTTCATATGCTCTTGGGTGTTGACCTTCTCTAGCAATATCAAGGATTCCTTCAATTGCTTCTTGGCCTCTTTCAATTAGATTATAATAATTTTCTCTGCTGAAATTATAGTCGTTATCTATATCAGCTTTATTATCATCTTCTTTACGAAGTGCTACTGGTTTTAATTCTTGTTTAATAATTTCTTTTTTAGGTTCTTCTGGAGTATCTATTCCTAAAATTTCATTTACTTTATCTTCTAATTTAGTCATAATATATTATGTTTATTTATTTATTCATCTGAATCCGTAGATGGGTTGTATTTTTTACCATCTTCAAACTTTGTTATTGTTGTAGTAAATCCAAAATCATCATCAGCGTCTGCCGTAGTAGGGTTTGGAATTACTACAATTCTTTCTTCTCTCGCTTTGTTTGTTGTATCAGTATCTGTATATATATCAGATTGTACAGTTTTAACAACTTTTTGAGTTGATGCTGGTCCAAATAGATAAGTTTTTGCTGTGAAATTTAGAGTATAAACAACAGCTCTTCTAGTTGTAAAATCACCACTATAACTATCTTCATAATTTACATTGTTTAAAATAATAGGAACATCTCTCTTAATATCTAATTCAGGTATAGCATTAACAGTTACCGTATAGTCTGGTTGAAAGAATGGTAAAATTTGTTCTATGATTTGTAATCCACTTTCAGCCGTAGCAGTAAATACATTCAAAGTATAGCTCAGATTGTAAGGAACTGGAGTGTAATTAAAGTTTAATATTTTTCCATCTTTACCTGTCTTAACAGTTTTATACTTCTGCATTCTTGTAAGTTTACGACTTGAATCGTAACTGATACCTGTGATTTCAAAACTCATACGAGGTAATGTAATCGCAAATTCTCTTTTATTTAAATCGGGTTGTTGATCTAATCTTACTAAAAACTTTTCTTTTGGTGCATACGCTAACGGAACTTTAATAGCTTGAGTAACAGTACCAGCAGAGTCTTTTCTTTTAATTTGTATGTTATTGAAGAGCTGACCAAATGCAATGGTCATTCTTCTCATACTTTCGTTATAAAAATATTGTCCAAACATCTAAATATCTATATCTCCAAAAGGGTTACGTTCTGTAAAATCTAATATATCATCAGCTGTAGAAGCGGTATCAAAGCCAGCTTGACTATCTAAATCTAAATTATCAGCATATGTTGATTGTGTTTGTATGCTATAGTCTTCATTAATAAAGTAGTTAACTTCTCCTGAAGCACTATCATTTTCTAATATAACTGCTCCAGTTGCGCCTGTGTTTTCACTTATAGTTACAGTAGGACTTAATCCAAGATAACTTGAACCATCTACAGTAATGTTTATTTTTGTTAATACACCAGAAGTTAAAACACCAGCAGCCGCCGCTGTTACTGCGACACCTGTTCCACTAACTGCAACACTTGTTATAGAAGAAATATCCGTAATTGTAGGAGTAGTTATTGCTGTAATTCTACCATTGGTTAATGACACAGCTGCAGAACTATTTGTTTTAGTTGTAGTATCTGTTGCTACATAAATTAATGTAACAGTTGGTACTAAACTATAACCACGACCTGGGTTACTAATAGTAAATGAGGATAATGTACTACCAGATAAGTTTGCTGATACTACACCATTTATTGTAGCAGATGGTGCTGAAATTGTAATTGTAGGAGCTGTTGTGTATCCTTCTCCACCAGAAATAATTGGAATAGAAGTAACTTGGTCACCGGTAACTACCGGAGAACCTAACACGGCACTAAACGTACCTGATTCCAATGATGTTTGGTATAGTGTTTGATTTAATGAATATTTATCTTCAGCACCGTCAATCGCAGCAATACCTGTATCTAATTTTTCACTAGAGTATTCCCAACGTGTGCATCTTAATTTGTAAACAGGTAAGTTACCTAATTGAAAGAATGGCTCTTGATCTTGTATGAATTGTATCTCAAAAAAACTTTCCATCAGAGGCATATAAATAATATCACCTTCGTTAGGTCTTCCTTCAACTATCATTGTATGAGCACTATCAACTTGATTTTGCCATCTTCTTTTAGATATTATGAAAGTTGTATCTTCTCTTATCTCTAAACCAAATTTATTAATAATCTCTTGTTCGCCAGCGAAACCTTCTGTGGTTTCCATATACATTTCTAGTAAATAGGAATCATCAAATTTAGCAAGAGTGTCCTCTCCTAAAATTAAATCTCGATTAACTAGTGTTCGTGGTAAATAATAACAGTCTTGTCCGTAAATTTTTAAACCTTCAATGATTAAATCTTCGTAAAGTCTTTTCTCATTGCTGTTTCCAATACCTGTTCCACCTTGAAAATAATGATTTGTTGCCATGACATTATCCGATCATAAGAGGTTGTGACATTTCAAATGATTTTCTTATTTCATCTTCTATTTTTTCAATGTCAGTTAATGCTTCTGAAAAAATTTGTTGACCATTTAATGTAACGCCACCTAACATAGCAACTCCATTAAATTTAGATAAGTTTGAACCCCATTGTTTTTTAAACAAAGCAGTTACATATCTTTTTAAAATCATGTCATTATAAACGTCTGTGTAAACATTTGGATCTAATTTTCTATAACACTCTATAACTAAAAACTCACCAACGAGTAAATCTTCTTTCCAATCTTGGTCAATATATAATCTGTTATCGTTTTGATTAAATCTTATAGGTTTTTCTCCTACTAGAATATGATCTAAAAAATCTAAATGCCTCATTACAACATCATAGTTAACAACTGATGTTGAAGAAAAATCGTATAGATCGTTTAATCTCATTTGATATCTAACATCAAATAAGTTCATACTACCTTTTGAGGAGTATGGGAATATGTTAATAACGGAGATAACACTTTCAGGAACTACTATAAAACCATTACCTTCTTGCCAAGCAGATGTAACTGAATTTTTAGTTACTGATTCACTAGTGTTGGCTGTTATTCTATCGTAATCTGTTTGTGTATATTGATACTTTAAGTATGTTCTTCTAATACCATCATAATGATATTGTTGATAAAATTGTAATGCTTCGTCAATTCTATCTTCTAATTGGTCATCTTCTGCGTTAATCTCTATCACAGGTTTCCCAAGTGCCCTTAAAGCGTATTGTTTTAACTGTTCTCTGCTTGCTGGTTCTGCCATAAATTTCCTTAATTGGGATATATCATCTATATTTATACAGGATAAATAGTTGTAGTATGATGAAATTAACATATGGAGTGTTATAAATAGATATATGAGTTACAAAATTAGAGTAGTTTACACAAAACCAAATGCTGAGGTAGCTATGTACACACCAGAGGCTAACTTTACAAATTTAATTGATACATATTTTACTGCTGGTAAGATTACAGAAAAACCAGTAGAAGTAGTTGATGGCCTAAATTATACGTACACAATGACCTTTGATAGTGAAGTAAGTAAAACTGAGTTTTATCTTGAAGATATTTTTGAGGAAAATACTGAATCAAGATCAACTTATTGTTCAAATAATTCTATTACTTTATCTTTAGAAAACGACATTTAGTTATGGTAAATTATGAAAACAACACACAAACTATTACTTAATCATTTTCTTTGCCACCTGGCATTAATACCTGGATTTATCTATGGTGATTTATGGATGTTTTTTGCAGGGTTTGTATGGTATTATATAATTACAATCTGTTCTTCAAGTGCAGGTTATCATAGATACTACTCTCACAATTCTTTTAAGGCAGGTAAATGGTTTGAATGGTATACAAACTTTTTAAGTTTATTTGTAGGATCAGGTCCATACTTAACAAGAGCTGCTATACATAGACAACATCATAAATATTCAGACACAGATAAAGACCCTAGTTCTCCAGTACATCATGGTTTCTGGAAAATATATTTTAATCTATGGGGACTAGAAGGCAAAATAGAACGTAAATTTTTTAAAGGCTTGATAGATAATAAAATACTAAAATTCTTTCATAATCACTATTGGAAGTTAGTATTTTTTATTGTTATAGTTTTATTTTTAATTAATCCACTATTATTAATATTTGGATATTGTGTGCCTTGTATTTTAAGCTCACATTTATTTGGATTGTTTAACGCATACTTACACAAAGATGGTGAGGCGTCTAATAATCATTGGTTAAATTTATTTACTGCTGGCGAGGGTTATCATAAAACACATCACGATAACTGGAAAAAAATAAGATTAGGTCCTATTGATCCAACTTACTTTTTTATTAAGATGATACAAAAGTAGTTTGTAAATATCCTTCTAATTTCCACAAGTGTCTACTACCAGTTTTTGTTGCTTCTCTTGTATGATTGGTTACTATATTATTAGCAAGAAGTAAATCACCTTTTTCCCACGTATGATAATATATTCTATCAGGTTGATATATTAGGCTTTCTATTTGTTTTTTTTCTTCAATAGGCAATTCAGTATATGCCTCACAATAAAATACATAGTCTCCTCTTTTATCACTTTGTATTAGATCGTTTTCTACATTTCTATGTTGTCTTCTAAACCATCTTCTTTCTGCTTCTGATTTAAACCTATATCCATATTTTTGATTACTCGTAAATCTATCCATATCAACAGATACTTTCTTATTAGGTATAGGACATTTTATTCTAGTATCAACATACATTGTACGACCTACATCACCTTCAATTTCTAAAGCATAAAGAGCAGTTAGATTAACAGGTTTTGAAGTATAACCTTTATCTATGTGCCATTCTAAATCTGTATTGCCATATAACTCATGGTGATTTTCTTTTAATGTAACATCAACAAATATCTTATCCATAGGATATTGTGGCGAAATATCGTAATATTGTGTTATGTAATTTAAAATTTTTAATTGAGATGGAGGTGTCTTCTTTATGATAATTAAATCTGTTTCATTATCTAATAAAGGTTTTATATCTTTAGTTTTCCAATCTTGTATAATATATCTTGTCATTTCTTTCAAATTTATTTCCTGTATATCCTATGTATTGTAATCCACCTTTTGACTTATTATAAGTTACGTAATGTGGACCATCAAATTGCCACTTATATTTAGAATAATTATTATGTCCTTTTAAAACTCTTTTTAAGGTTTTTTCTACTCTTAACTCCATCGATATAAAGACACATTTATATCCTCTATCTAAACAAAAATTAGTTTGTTGTTCTAACATTTCTGAAGATGATTTTTTAAATAGTCCATCATAATCATTAGGTATTAAGCCTGTGCTACCTTCAATTAAACCATATCTATCAAATACTCTTACACTGTCCTTATAACAACTACGACTTAACATTCTTGCTGTTGAAACAGGATTACCTTTGTCATCATATCTTATAGTTACACCAACAACCGGTTCTAACATTTTATCTTTAATATAATTACCTGATCGCCTACCATTTTTATTTATAACTATGTTGTAAATGTAATCAATGTCTTTTTGAACATCCGACGGAGCTACTTCAAAACTTTTTATCATATTACAAATAATTTTTCTTTTACAATTTCATTTATTGGTTTACCAAAGTATTTATTAGGTGTATAAGTGTCTGTACTAGTGTCATAGTTTAACCAAGGTGTTAGTCCTAAAACTATATTAATTCTTGGTTGCTCAGTTACAACTTTTTTGATTACTGTTGGTCTATGTGGTTGTCTTGTATTCCAAAGATATGCTTTACCAACTTCTAATTGATAATTCTTATCTTTCCATTCTATTACATATTCATTACTTGTTTGTAGTGGTATATTAACTCTCAATAATTGTGATGTAGGTTCATCAACATGCCAACCTCCATCATTAGGTTCTTCATTATATCCAAAAATGTATGCAACTCTACTCCTAGATATGTGGAAGTTAAATTTATCTAAAAAGAAACCTAGATGTTTCTGTATTACATCATCTATTTTTCTAAAACCAAATGTGTCATGGTAAGTATCTTTAAGTTGAGTGTGGTCACCCGCACCTTTTTCTAATCCATAAACCTGATGTAATAGTGGTGATCCCCAAACTTGACTGTATCTACTTTCAGATTTATCAAAAAATGTAGGATTATAAGTTAACCCAAAACCTTTATATTTTTCAGATGTATTATTTCTAGTTCGCCAACCAGTTAATCCTATTTTAGCTTCTATTTCTTTAACACCTTTTAGTATTTTATCTACTGTAGGAAGACCTAATTCTTCTAAAGTATATTCATTCCAACCAAAATCTTTTTGTTCATTATGTTCATCTTTAAAAATTGATTTTATAGGATTACTTATCATACTGATATTTATATGGTTTATAAATAGTGGCATAACATTGACTTTTTGTTTAAAATATGATACAATAGATAGCATGAATAAGGTAAATATAGTATGTACAGGCAAACCTGGTGATGGTCTTTTAAGATACAGTTACGAACATTGTTGTGCCCTAAATTCTAAAGGTATTAAAAGTCAATGTGTAATAATACCTAATCCCGATTTCACAAAAGAAGACTATATAAAATCAATAACAGATCAATATAAAACTTATCAAAATGTGATCTTTGATGATTACACTCCTTCTAAAAATGAGATTACTTTAGTCTTAGGTAGAAGTATGATAACCTTACCTCACCTAGATAAACACAAATATACTAAAGACCAATTATTAACTTTACATTTACTATTCAGTAATAATGTAATAGCACTTTATTCAGAAAACCATGTGAAACAATATCCTATGGCTTTAGAATACTTTACATCTAAAAGAGTTTATGACCTATGTGATTTTGATGTATATCCTAATGGTGTAGGAACACAATACGAAAAGATAATTAACTTTGATGAATACAAACCTATAACAACTGATATACAATACAAACATCTATTTTTAGGAACAAACGAAACATACTACAAAGAGATAGAGAAACATATACACAAATATCCAGATCATGGTATTGTAACTTACAACGAGAAGTGGATTAATCCTAAGTTAAACAATCTATTTGCTCCTATTGAAAACATACTAGGTAAATTTGAAACATATGTTTATACAAAACCCAATTTTGATCCAGCGCCTAGATTGTTTGTTGAGTTTAGATGGTTGGGTAAAAATGTAGATTATGTAAGAGATAAGAACATCAAAGACGGTGGTATGATATATTGGAATAGACCTCAACCTACAAAAGAGATATATTTTAACAATATAAATATACTTGTTAAATTAATAAAAACATTATGATTTTAAAATACGGAAACCAAACAGTAGATTTTTATACTAAAATTCAATCTTTAATTGAAATATCTCCCTATAAAAAAAGAGCACTTACAGATGTGGCTTATGATGAGAACGGCATACCAAAACGTGTAGTTGTTTCTATGTCAGGTGGTTGTGATTCAGCATCGGTCTTTTTCTTAACAGCAAAACACTTTCCCGATATAGAAATATATCCTTTAACGTTAAGAGATCAAAATGCTCCTAAGGACGCTGATGCGGCCATTGAGATAACAAACTTTATGAAGAAACGTTTTCCTAATTCAAAGATTAATGATATAGAAGTTGGTTCTTATAATGATTTGGATCCAAATACTCATACTAAAGCTCAAGAAACCATAAACAAACACCCAAAATATAAATCTCTTAATGTTGTTCAAATGTCAAAAATTAATTCAATAGATGAACAGAATAATGCTTTTATGAAAATGTTAGATAGGCCTTTGAGAGTTGATGGTATGACTGCTAATCCACCCGTAGATGTGAGAATGGGTTTCGCAGATAGAATGAAAAAACATCACCCAACTAGAAACTTTGGACCTTTTGAAATTGATAGAGTACAAGGAGAAGTAAGACGTGATGTACATAACAAGCCAGAGTTACGTTATAATGTATATCAACCTTTTTTAAATGTAAACAAAAGATTTGTTGCTGGTGTATTCAAAGAAAATAATTTAATGGACGACTTATATCCTATAACAAGATCATGTGTAGGTGGTAGTTGGCAAACAAAAGATTTCACGGAATGGTGTTGGCAGTGTTTCTGGTGTTATGAAAAAGATTGGGCATTCAATGAAGTATCTGATAGTTAGTGGCGATAGTAATACGGCTTATGACTTTGATTCTATATCTCACCCAGATATGGACTTTA